TTCACAAATGTTTTTTAACGGTGGTTTTAAATATATACTACCAATTGTTTTTTGTATACCAATTAATATAAATATTTGTTCTATATTTAAATTATATATATTTAACTTTTTAATATCCATTTCTTTTAATTCTTTTATTATAAATTTAGTATTATTTTTTAAACTTATGTTATTAGAATCTATAACGGGTAATGAATTTGTTTTCTTCCATGTTATGAATATTTTAGCTAATCGTGTTTCAAATTCATCATCCCAATAACCATTATATGATATTTCTGGTAATTCATTTGTTAAATTATATTCTATTAATTTTTTATTTAATAACTTTATATTAATTTTATTCATATACTTATAAAAAAATAAAATTTAATATAATATTTATAAATTTTCATAAAATTCTTTAACTTTTGGGTCACATTTAAATGATTTTATATGTAGGTCTATTAAATGTATAGAATTCAAACTTTTACTACGACTGAGTGCTACATATGCCATACCATAACCAAATATATCTTTACCCAAGTCCATACTTACATAATCTAGTGTAATACCCTGACTATTATGATTTATAATACCATTTCCAATAAAAGTATGATCCCCAGGTACATATAAATCATATAATTGACTTTTTGATATATTAATATCAATAATTTTATCAAAGAATATATTATTATCATTCATATATTTAATTTGTTTACCATAAGGTCCATATTTATCAATATTATCAATATTATCACATAAGTATTTTATATCATATAATCTTAATTTTGCATTCTTTGATATGACCCTTGATATAAATTTACTAACGTCTGTATTAATATAGTTACATCTATGTATATTACCATAAAATAAATATATTTCTTTTCTAAGATTTAAAATTAATTCAACTCCGTTTGGTATTTCTAAAATATTAGATTTTATTTTTTTGCAATTGTAATTACTATATATTTTTTTTAATTTTTCCTGTTTTGTAGTATCATTAAATCCAATATAATTATAATATAAATATGCTTGATATCCAGTAATTTGTAATCTATATGCTTGTTTATGATTAATATCAGAATTATTATTTAAATTACGTAATGATGATATTATACCAATATTTAGTAATAAATTTTGTATATCAATAACAAGTTGTTTTGATATTGATGTATAATGTATACAATTTATATTAACTCCACCATCAGTATCAAATAACCCTTTTAAGCATTCAATTTGACACTCTTTATTATTTTCTAATATAACCCACGGTATTTGTTTTAATTCAGAAGTTATATAATCTAACCCACACCATTCTAAAAAATCTCTAATATGTTTAGAACATTTTAAAAATTTAAAACAACTAGAATTAGTATAATTATAACACTTAATATCAACATTAAATATATCCATAAAATAATCAGACATTTTATTTTTTATAGATAATATATTTTTACTACATGTAAATTCAATAGGAAAATCTTTTTTAACTGAATAACACCCGTCTCCAATTAATAACCCAATTATATAACTTAATTTTTTATTTATATATGGTGGAATATTATGTATTTTAGTGTTACTTGTTATATTATAAGAATTTGTAAAATTATCAGTATAAACAATACTACCAAAACAATTAGTATTATATTTCATAATTATATAATCATTAATTTTTATTTCTGATAGTGTTTTCCATTCTTCTTTTCCATTATTATAAATTAATATAGGGTGTTGTTTAGAACCTTCTAAAAAATACCCCAATGAACTTCTAATTTCTATAGTATTTTCTATATTACCTTTATATATTTGTGTTGCTACAGAATTTCCAATTTTTCCAATTATATTTTCTTTAATTTCTATAGTAGTATTACTAAGTTGATTAATAATATTATCTGTAGAAATCTTGTTAATTCTTTTTAGTCCATCCTTTGTATAAATTAAAGTATTTTCATTACAACATTTGTGAATAGTAATAGCATATGCCAATTTCAAAGGAATATAATCATAACTTATTTTATCATCATATTCATCTGTATGGTTTACATATGAAATGATATGTTCTTTTCCATCACGAGTTTTAATAAATACATTTGGAAATTGAATATCTGTAATAATAGCTCTTGTCCCATTAACTAGATGATTTGGTATATCAATATTATAAGTTAACATAACTTGTAAACCTTTACATAGTTTAACATATGGTTTAGCAAATTTATTAATAATTTTTTTAACTTTATTGTTAGATTCATTATATATATAATCAAAAATATATTCTATTTCATTTTTTGCAACTTTTTTATATTCATTTTCATTAATTTTATCTACATTAACATTCTTTGAATATAATATTGTAGGTTTAATATCTGAATCAAAATCTTTATTACGTAATAAACTTAATCTATCATATATTTCTTGTGTCATATCATTAAATCTCAAATAAGATAAAATTTCTTGAAATTCTTTATCACCATCTTGTCTCATTTGTTTATCTAAAGTAATAATATTTAAATTGAGTTTACTCCAAGTTTTTGACTCAAAGCAAAATAAATTATTGATTGGTTGTAGTTGTGTAAAATCCCCACACAATATAATTTGAATATCTCCAAATGGTTTTTTAACACCTTTAATTAAACTTAATAGTTTAGATATTTTACTAAATAAGATATTATCTATCATTGATACTTCTTCAATGATTAATACATCTAATTTTTGTAATAATTTTAAATGTGTTTTATTCTTGTATTTTAACATTTCATATAATTCAGTAGCACTTTTAGTTGCTAAACCCATTTTTAAAAACGAATGAACTGTTGTACCATTAATTAAACTTGCTGATACACCAGTTGAACCTGTAACACCAACATTAAATTTATTTGTCTTGAAATATTTAATAATTCTTATCAAAATCGTAGATTTGCCGCATCCTCCAGCTCCAGTAATGAACAAATTTTGTCTTTTCTTTGCTAGTTTGAATGCATCAATTTGTTTATCATATAGCCCAGCATAATCCACAACTTCAGTTATAATTTCATTTAAAATAGATTTAATTTCCTTTTTATCATCTTTCACAATCTCTTTTTTTACTGGATTGTTTAAATTAGTTTTAATATTGTCATAATCTAAAAATAATTTATTTATTAAAAAATCATGATATTCTGTTATAAAATCATTATTAGATGATTCTAATAATTTATGAATTTGTGCTATTATAGCATATTCTGTTCTTTCTAATTTTAAACTTACATTATTAATTGATAAACCATTAGTAATTGATTCTAATATATATAATTTATCATCAATAGTCCATCTTTTATTTGAGTTAGACATTTTTTATATTAATATATTATTACTATTTAATATTCAATTTTAAATTTAAAAAATTGATTATAATAATGATATAATAATATATATTAATATAAAATGATCAAAACATTGTTATTTACAATTATCACCATGTTATCAAGTTATACATTGTATTATTCATATAAATTATATAATATGAAAATTGACCAGATGGTTGCTTTTAATAATAAAAAAGAAATGGATCCAGACTTTGTTGGATTTGTATGTGTAACTAACGATGGTTATAAATATTTATTTGATTACAAAATGGTAAAATCATTATCTTATACAGATGGTAAACAAATCATTAATGACGTTGTATGTGATGAATTTAAAGAACTTGAATATTCTAAGTTATAATTACTTATTTTTTTTATTTAAAAATATGTTTTATATATAATAAAATGGATCAATTAGAATATTATTCACCGTGTTTTTATACCCCAATTATTCAACATAGTAAAGAGTTAAATTTTGAAAACAAATTTAATATAAATTATAATGGATTGGTTAATACTTGTAATATTACCAACGGGTTAATATTAATTTATGAACATTCGCCAACTAATAGAATATTTACATATAATATTACATTTAATGAATGGGAAGAATGTGACTAAAACCATCTTTTATTATTATCCCTACTAGTTTTTACATATAATATTCACCCTTTCTATGATTAATTACCCAAGTATGTCCATTTTTACAATAATAATTTGTTGGATCACTACGCGATGCTCTATTATATTTTTCTCCACAATGTGGACAATATTTATACTCATTTGCTTTTTTTGTACTTTCTAATTGATAGTTATCATCTTTAATACAATTATTTAAATAATCTTCACACTCTTTTTCTAAATTCATATATTATATATTATTGTATATTAATATATCTTTAAATTTAAATTAAATTTTATTTAAAATTGAATATTATATTACTATATAATATACAATAATATATAATAATAATCATTGACAAATATGGATATTAATAAAATTATTAAATATTATAATATTAATAAAAATGTTGAACTAATTTGTAACATTGATAATAAAATATTTAATACTACAAATATTCAAAAAATTATTAATAAATTATATGAAAAATCAGAAATTACTAATATTTCACAAAATGTCATTATTACTCAAACTAATAAAGATAATAAATACAGAATGGATAAACATTCTATTGAATTTAAAGATAAAAACAATATCAAGTTTGAAAGTTACAATACTGAATATAGTATTATTAAACCATATGTTGAAGAAAATCAAACTATTAATTATCAGTTTTATGTAAATAAAATGGATAGAAAAAATAAAGATATTATACCACACAATAGTGGAAATTATGAAATTAACAAACACGTTAGTATTATATTACCAGAACATAATAATTGGATTCTTAATATTGTATTATCTAAAAGGATAAGTGAAAGTTTGATTGATAAATATAAAAAAATTTTTATATTAGATGAAACAAATAATACAATAGAAAATATACCATACGATGAAATTAATAAAATTAAAGTATATTTAAAATATATTGGACAAAAAAGAGATATTAATGAAATTAATATATTTGAATTTATAAATTATATTGTACCTTTCTTAGTTGATAAAGAAAGTATAAAACTAGTTGAATATCAAAAACAAATTTTCAATATTGCTAAATTGATTATTACAGATAAAAGATTATTATATAACTTTAAAGAAAAATCTGGTTTTAAAAGATTAGTTAACCAAGTTATTGAATTAAATAGAAATATTTATTATAATAACATTTTACCTAATATTGAACATTATTATTTAACAGATAAAATAGATGGTCAAAGATGTATGTGTATTTTAACTGAATATTCTGATGGTATTGATATTAAATTATTATCTAATAAATTATTTAAATTGGATAAATATAACCACAATTCGGATGGTTCTAAAAAATTAACTATTTTTGATTGTGAATTATTATATTCAGGTGAGTTAACAACTGAAGATAGTTTTAATTTAGTATCTGATAAAGTTAAATTAAACTTGTTTGATATTATTATATTTGAAGATGAAAATATTTCAAGTAAACCATTTGAAGATAGATTTTTATTCTTAAATAAAGCAGAAATTAAAATTAAAGATTTAAATTTAGGTAATATTAAAAGATTTATTAAATTAACTTCAAATTATAAAAAAGAAATTAAACAATTTTATGATGATAGTTTAAAATTAGATTATGAAATTGATGGATTAATTTTCACACCATCATCTCAAATTTCAACTTTAGCTATTCATAAAAATAATTATACTGTAAATTCTAATTATAACAATATGGTTGCATATAAATGGAAACCACCACATTTATTAACTATAGATTTCTATATTGCAAAACTCCCTAAAAGTGATTATAATAAGGAACCATATAGTTCATTAAAAACTAGTAAAAATGTTTATATATTATGTAATGGTATTAATAAAAGAGAATTTGATAAAATTAGAATGCATTATATTGATAATTATATTAATATAATTCCAGAAGTTTATCATAACAAAGATTATTTTCCAATTCAGTTTTCACCTAGTGATAATCCTTACGCATATATTTATGTTTCAGATGGAGATAACTTAGAAAATAAAATTGGCGAATTTAGATATCATACCAAGGAACAAAAATGGGAAATGTTGAAGTTTAGAACTGATAGAGATGTTGAATTAGCACGCGGTGAATATTATGGAAATGCTCTTAGAATTTCTGAACTTATTTGGTTAAATATTAAAAATCCAATTGAATTTGATGAATTAGTAAACTCTGATTCTGAAAAGTATTTTATGGTAGATAATAATAATATTTATAAAGCACAAAGGAATTTTAATTCATTTGTAAAAACTAAAGTTTTAGAAACTATTATAGATAATAAATTGTCAGATAAAAATGAAAAAAAATGGATTATTGATTTAGCAGCCGGCAAAGGACAAGATTTGGCAAGAATTATTAATATGGATTTTGACAATGGTTTATTTGTTGATATTGATGGAGATGCTTTGTATGAATTAGTAGAGAGAAAATATAATATTAAAAATCAACAAAAATTTATGAAAGTTTTTACTAAACAGTTAGATTTATCTAATGATTATAAAGAATTATTAAATAAATTAAGTAATATTCCTATTCCTAAGGAAGGTGTAGATGTTATTATTTGTAATTTTGCTATTCATTATTTTATTAATAATGAAAAGAATTTAATGAATTTAATAAATTTAGTTAACTCTTTATTAAAAGAAAATGGTAGATTTATGTTTACTTGCTTTAATGGCGATAAAGTATTTAATAATTTGAAAGATAGTGATATCTGGGAATTAGTTGAAGATAATAATGTTAAATATTCTATTAAAAAACAATTTAAATCAAAACAATTATTAGAATATAACCAAGATGTTGGCGTATTGTTACCTTTTAGTAAAGGAAAATATTATACTGAGTTTTTAGTAAACTTAGAACATGTTTTAAATAAATTCGAATCAAATGGGTTTAATATAGAGATTAGTAATAGTTTCGGTACTCTATTAGATCAATTTAAAAAAGATAATAATAAAATTTATAAAGAATTAACTGATAATGATAAAGAATATGTATCATTATATCAATTTAATATTATGAAAAAAACAAAAGATAAAAATAATAATAATATATTAAAAGTATTAGATATTGAAAAAGATATAGATATATAAAATTACATCTTCATAATCATATTTAAATTCTGTATTATTTTTTTACATTATTCTGAGAATAATTTTGGACAATTCATTGCAAATAATTCTATAGTATTTAATGGTATTTTTTTTAAATTAGTACAATTTACACATTTTAAATATTTAACATTATCTGGTACATATTCTAATGATGTACAAAATGAACAATTTAATATTATTACACTTTTTGGTATATTTGTTAATTTTGGACAATTATATGAACGTAAAATAGTTAAGTTTGGTAATTCTGGGATTGATATTAAATTTGGACAGTCGTCGCAATTTAATTCTTTGAGATTTATTAAATCTTCTGGCAACTCATTTACATAAATACAATGGGATATATCTAAATATTGTATAGTATTATCATAATTTTTATCACAACAAAGTATACACATTATATATATTTAAAAAACTTATAAATCAATTTTTTTAATACTAAAAAAATTGATTTTTTTAGTATTAAAGTATAATATATAATAATGTCTAAATTTAGTTTAAAAGAGTTTATTAATAGTTATAATATAAATAATGAGATTAATACATCTGAATTTATTATAACAATATTGAATCATTTTCATGTTCAACAAAAAAATAAAGAACCCATTTATATAAAAAATATGTTTTTTAATGATAAATATACTACATTATCATTAACATTAAACATTGGGTATACAATTTATTTAATTGATTTTAAAGATAAAAACGAGGTGTTAAAAGAAATTATTAAATTTATATCTAAATCAGTTAAGTTAATATTTGGTGAAACTATAGATAAAAAAGTTAGAATTATTTTAAATTCATACAACCTTAATATATATTTAGAACATAATTATTGGGCAGATATGACAATAATTAACACAGATTTTAAATATTTATTACATAATAACAATATAACAACAATTAACACAGATTTTAAATATTTATTACATGATATTCTTAGTGATAAAAAAAATAAAAACTTAAAATCTATAAAATAATTTTACATCTTTAATACAGTTGTTTTATTTTTTTTATTGTCTTTAATGCAGTACAGATAAGTAGTATAATGTGAAACATTGCAATGTTCACAATAAATCATATTAATAATATCATAATTTACATATTTTTTATTACAATGATATTTATTAATATTTTTGATATGTTGTTTTTCCATCGTTATTATAATTATACCAAAAAAAATCAATTTTTTTCTTTAAAATGATTAAAAAAAAGAATCACTAAACTGTTAAGTTAGTAACTTTTTTTTTGTTTTTATTTCATTCTACGATAACATGTAATTTATATAATTGTTTTTCCATATAATACATATTTTGTAAACGCTGTTTGTACCGATTGTACATTTTCTTGTAAATTATTCTTTCCAATATTATATTTGAAAGTTTTTCTTCTTTAAACATAATGATCTGAGTAGAGGTCATATTTAGGTAGTGTATTGGTTCTAATATAATTATACAAAAAAAAAAATCAATTTTTTTTTGCTTTAAATTATTCAATTTTTTTTTTATTATATATATATATATTCATTTATTTATTCATACTTTGTAATTTTTTAAAAAGTTCAATTGTCATTTTGATATCATATTCGGCATTATGTGCTTCTAACTCTGTAATTAAACTAATTTCAAAATATGCACATATTTTTACAAGTGATAAACTTTGTTTAACTGGGATTTTTTTACAAGATTTCATAAATTTAGCAATAGTTAATGTATCGATACTATTTGGAGATAGATGACATTCAATTGCAGAATCAGATAAAATCTGATTACTTTTTAACATTTTTAGATCAAAGCTTACATTATGCCCTAATGGGATATATTTTTCATTAGTTTTATAAATAGATAGAAATTGTTCTAATTGTTCCTTAGCATTAGCTTTTGTAATTGCTGTTTTTTCATGTTCAATTAGATTTATTTTATTAACTTCCATTGCTTTAGTATATACTTTATAGCAGTTATGTTTAATTTTTAAATCTAACGATGCAATTTCATTCAAACTACTATCTAAAATAATGAAATATGCTGTTAAAACATTACAGTCTTCTGAAAGCCCTGTAGTTTCTGTATCCATACATAAAAATGTCATAATTGAAAACAGATATATATATATATTAATATATATATCTTTATATGTAAATTGCTTAATATATATTAATTAATTTTGTATCATTTTATTATCATAACATTTTTTTACAAAATTATAAGTATAATAAGTATTACTTGCTGTTGTTTTTACAGTTTGAACAACAGTAAAAACTATAGGAATTAAAGTAACACTGTAATAACAAACCGTGAATATTCCAGTTATTGTTTTAAATAACATTGTATATATATTATATTAAATATATAAATTATGTTTAATTTAATAATATAATAATTAAGTATACATAAATTCTGGAGGTTTACCACTTTCTTTATCATCGGTTAAAGAATCTTCTAACAATAAATTAATATGTTTTTTTTGAATTATTATTGGTAATTTATTATAAACTGTATATAAAGTTTTATATTTAAGATTGATAATATTTTTAGTGTTATCAGTTAACAGTAATGTATTAATTCTTGATATAATAATTTGTATTTTACTTTTAATAGAACGCATTCCTTCATCATTATTAGACATATCTACTAAATATTGTATAGATTCACTACTAAAAGAAATATCTTCCTTTTTAAAGTTAAAAGCTTTTAGAATATTGTTAATTAGATGTTTGTTAGTAATTTCAAACTTTTCTTTAATATTATAATTATTAATTTTTATTTTAAAAATTCTATCAGCTAAAATTTTATCAACTTTTTTGGGTTCATTATAAGTGAAAATAAATAAAATTCTAGATAAATCTAATTCAATTCCACCCAAATAATTATCACAATTATATTTTTTATTAGTGGTAGTATCAGTTAAATGAACCAACGAACCGATTAATTCTTTACCATGTTCTGTTGTTGATATTTTATCAATTTCATCGATTAATAATATTGGGTTCATAATTTTACTATCAATTATAGAATCTACTATTCTACCTTGTTTGCTACCAATATATGTAAAATTATTTCCAGTTAAAATACTTGAATCAGAACTACCACCTAAAGATATTTTTTTAAGTGGTCTTCCCAATGCTTCTGAAATACTATCAGAAATACTTGATTTACCTGTACCTTTTACACCATATAACCCAATTGCATTAATATGTGATTCTGGGTTTCTAACAATTTGAGAAATTATATTAATAATTTGATCTTTAGGCTTTTCCAGAAATGATAATTTTTTATCAAGAGTTTCTCTAATATTGGTAATATAGTTTTGAATATCGACAATGGGGGAATTTACAGTAATGCCAGAATCATGATATTGACCAAATGGAATAGATAATAATGTGTTTAACCATGTTTTATATTTAATATGTTCTTCAGAAGATGAATTACTACCATAACTATCCATAATTTTCATAAATTTATAAGCAATAACTTTATTATCGAACGACATACTAGATTTTAAAATTTTATCTTTATATGAATCATTATTATTATTAATATTACTTAAAATTTGTTTTTCTAAATCTAACAATTCTTGAGAATCTTGATGTAAAACAATGTTTTGTAATTCTTTTAATAAAGTATTATATTCTGGTGTTAAAATTTCAGTATTTACAATTTGATAAATTTTTTCTAGAATTTTTTGTTTCTTTTCAATAGAAATGTCCATTTCTAAAATATCAACAATTTCATTAGTTGAAGATTTATAATTTAGTTTTAATTGTTCTAATATTTTATTTAATTCAGCAATTCTAGTTATTTCTATATTTTGTTTTAAATCTTTAATTTCATTGCTTAAATCATATTTTTCAAAAAATGTACCATTATATACATTATCAATATATTCTTGAAATTTATCATATTCATCTTTATTTTCTTTATTTTTTATATACACTTGGTTAAAAATATTTTTAATTTGTTTTCTTAATTTCATTTTGTGGATTTTTTTAGATAATATCTCATCATCTCCTTCTTCTTCATCTTCATCTTCTTCATCTTTATCTTCTTCTTCATTTTCTTCTTCTTCTTCTTCTTCTTCTTCTTCATCACTATATATACTATATACAATATCTTCATATTCATCTTCATCTTCATCTTCATATTCATCTTCATCAAAATTTTCGGTTGATGCTTCTGATAAAGTTTCATTATTATTTATAAAATCATCCATACTATCATTATTACTATCTACATCATTATTTATCTTTAAATTCTTATCGCAATTGGTTATTTCTTCCAAATTATATTCCAATTTACGTTTTAGACTTCTAGTTAAAATTACCATATTAATTATTTAATATTTTATATTTATATTAATATTTAATATTTAATATTAAATATTAAATAATTAATATAATTAAAATATAATAATATTTAAAAATGCCTATGGATAGTCCACATGATATAAGAGTATATAATAACGGTAAAAAAGAAATGATTAAAAACTTTTCATTAGAATTGATTCACATAATATTTAAAAACGTGGATGATAAAAATATTAGAATTAATATTTTTAATGATTTTATAAAAGAATTTCCAGAAATAAATAATCATATAGACAAAGTAATGTATTATTAAGCAAACAATCTACTAAATTTTGATATAGACTTTTTAATATCTTTATTTCTACATTTATTAGATAAATTCCATAATTCTTCACTACCAAAAATAAATTCTTCATACACATTTGCTAGAATATATTTAATTTTATAAGTATCATCTCTTAAATAAACTAATCTTTTATAATTAACAATTTCTTCACCTGATTTAGTTATTTCATTAGGGTGAAAAATTTCTTCACCATATTTTTCATATAATTTTCTTTCAGATTTTGAAAAACTATTAGTATTTCTACCAAAATAAGCAGTAGCAACCCTTTGTTGTGTAAAAATAGAATTAAATGCATTACTTCTTACTTTTGGCGTTAACATTTGTTCATCTTGAAGTGCAATAATAGTAGTAATATGATAATGGCGACCTGCAAAAAACAATTTTAATAATTCTTTTGAAGTTCCCCACTCTTTAACATTATCTGCACAATCATCAAATATTAATATAATATTTGGATTAAAATCAATATATCGAACAATACGTTTTTGTTCTTCTGATAAATTTTTATTATTATCAATAATAGTATTATTAAATTTTTTTTTAATGACATGTTTAATAAATTCGTAAATTTTGTTATCTTGTATTTTCTTAATAGATGTAAGATCTGCTTTTTTTTTCGATATGTGTACAGTACTGTAATCATATTGTACAATAGCAGCTTCTGTACATTTTTTAATTTTATTATAAATATATTGTTCTTCTTCAGAAGAACATACAAGAAATAATTGATATAGTTTATCTTGATCGTGTATCAAATTAAATATATCAATAGCTTCTACTTGTCGTTGATATATAGAATTTATTAATTCTATGTCAACATCTTTATGTATACATAATGGTGGAACATGATTATCATACGTATGGTTTAATTCATTTGTAGGAGCAAAAACAATAACATTTGGTATAATATCTTTTAATAGATACAGAATATGCTTAATAATAACACTTTTTCCTGTACCACTGCTCCCATATATTACAGTAGTTTTATGTAAAAAAGAATCATAATCATCTTTTACCATTGGTATTTCGTCATTATCACAAAATATACTCATAGTTTTAAAATATAATTATTAATTAAAATATATATATATTATATAATTAGATATTTTTTAATTAATTTTTAAAATTAATTAATTAAATACTTTGTAATAGTTCATCAACGTCTAATTTATCAATAGGTTGTAGACTCATTACACCACTACCAATATTATTACCGCTACTTGAAATAATAGTAGGGTTTTGAATCTCTCCGAATCCTGTAAATATTTCATTTCTTCCTAATTTTTTAGCTTTATTACAATCATATAATATAATTGAATTATTTATACATAAGCAAATTAATGAGATAATATAAATATAAATAATAATTTTAGTTTGTTTAATAAAACATAAATTGTCATAACCGACACTATATATTTGAACAGTAAAAATACATAAGACCAATAATACTATAATTAAAGACAATACTAGCGGGTTACCAAATAACGATCTTATAGTATTACTTTCATTAATACTTTTATATATATTTGTTTTTGCATCACTTAAAATAATTGCCATTATCAAATTTTAATTATTATATAATAATATATATATATATTATGTTATATAATAATTAAAAATTTTTCAATAATATATTATAATGGAGATAGATAATATTGAAAATATTAATGATGAAAGAATACAAAATAATCAATTATTATATAGTGAAATTATAAATAATGATAATTTTATTAAATGTAAATTATATAAACATCAAAAATTACAAGTAATTAATATGATTAATTTAGAAATGCAATTAAATAATTTGAATATATGTAAAATAAATGAGGGATATTTAAATGACCCAACAAATTCTGGTAAAAAAATAACAATTTTGACATTTTTAACATATCAAAAACAAAAAAAGATATTATTAAAAAACAAATATGAAAAAATATTAATAAATAAAATAGAACAAGAAAATTATAATATTAATTATACACATTTAAACCCTACTGTAATAATAGTCGGTAAGGAATCATATAAAGTATGGGTGTCATATATTAAAAAATATACAAATTTGAAATGTTTTAATATATATAATATTAAATCATTAAAACAATTTAATAAATTATTAATAGATAAATCATATGATATAATCAATTCATATGATATAATTATAATAAAAAATAGTAAAACAAAGGAAAATATTGATAATAATATTAATATTGGTAATAACTTTATAATAAATTTATTTTCTAATATATGTACTAATATTTATTGGAATAGATTAATATTTTATTGTTTTGATCAAATTAATTTACCACATTTATGTAATAAAATTAATAATCATTTTATTTGGTTTATTAGTTCAACTTTTAATTTTAATTTTTCAAATATAAAAAAAAATATACACCATTCATTTTATAACATTAATACATTAAATAGTTTTAATATTATAAATTACATAAATAGTAATCAAATTAAATATATAAATTATATAAAATCTGAGTTTATAACTATTTATAAATCATTAAATTTAAAATCTAATTTATATGATTATAAATTTAATAATATATTAAAATATAATTCAACAAATTTAACATATTATAATAAAATTCAAAAGGACATTGTTGGTAAAATAAAGAATAATATTAATGGTATTGATTTAATTAATCTTTTTAATATTAATAATATTGAATCATTTCATTATTTATTTGTTGAATTATTACCATTAGACGATATTGTATCCTTTTATAAATATAAAATAATTCTAAAATTTATAAATTTACACTTAGATTTTGATATTAGTAATATAGATAATATATATGATAATAAATATATTCAACAATTTATAGATTTACCAACTAATGTATTAAATTTGAAAGATTTTTTATTATTAACTAAATTTAAATATGAAGATAAAATAATTCATATTAATAATTTATTATCAAGAATTGATAATTATATAATTCAAGATGAATGTCCAATTTGTTATAATAATTTAACTGGTAATATGTATTATATTATATTCAAATGTTGTAAATATATGATTTGTAATATATGTTATTATAATGGATTTTTTGCAAATGTTAGACATTTACATACTAATTGTATGTTTTGCCAAAGGAAAATAAATAAAATTGATGATATAATAATAATAAATAACAAAACAAATATAGATACTTATAAATATATTTCAAAATTAAAAGATATAAACATTTATAAAAAATATATAGAAACAAAATCAGTTATTAGTATTATTAATGACATAATAAACAATACTAATAATTTAAATTTAATAAGAGAGAATTTACATCATAAATATTATAAAAAAAATATTATAAATATTAATACAATTGTTTTTAAAAATGGTATAACATCGTTAGATATATTATTAAATAATTCAATATCTAATAATACTAATACTGAAATTAATAGGAAAATAATAATTATATCTGATGATTATATGAAATTATGTAATATATATGAAAAAATAAAATTAAAAAATAAAAAGTTAACAACTAATATTATTTGTAAATATAACAATAGTATTAAACATTTTAAAAATATTATAAATACATTTATTAGTAATAATGATTATAAATGTATATTTTTACATAATATTAGCAATGTTATTAATATAATTAATAATATTATTATAAATATTACAGATATTGTTATTATAGATGATATTAATTTAAATGAAAATAATATTTTATTAAATCTAATTATATTGTATAATAAAATGGAAATTAATACAATTAATATTCATTTGTTAAATCAATGTTAATATTCTTTTAAATCATCTTCATCTGATGAATATTGTAAAGATGGCCCTTTTATTATAGTACTAAACTCATCATCTTCTTCTTCGTTATTTATAATAACGTTTGATAATTTATTTTTTTGTACTATAATGGGTTGGTCAACAATAGGTTTAACAATAGGGTCAACAATAGTTTGGACAATAGGTTTAACAGGTTGAACAACAGGTTGAACAACAGGTTGAACAACAGGTTGAACAACAGGTTGAACAGTAGGTTTAACAACAGGTTGAACAGTAGGTTGAACAACAGGTTGAACAGTAGGTTGAACAGTAGGTTGAATAATAGGTTGAACAATAGGTTTAACTGTTTGAACAACAGGTTGATTAATAATAGGTTCTGCTGGTTGGTAAACTAATTTTTTTATTGATTTTTCTTCTTCAATTTGTGTTTTTTGATCTGTATAAGATTGTTGCATTAAATTTTGTTGTATTATACTATTTAATTTATTAATATTAAATCTTAATTGTGTAATTTGTTCAGTATATATTTTATTAGTACTATTAACAGCATTTAATTCTGTATTTACAGTGTATACTTGTTTTTTTAATTCTTTAATAATGTTATATAAATTTTTATTATTTTCAATTAATTCTTTTTTAGATTTAAATAATTGTTTAATTTTATCTTGCATCTTAACATAAATTTCATTTGGTATCATTTTATGGTTAGAATTTGGATTAACACATTTATTATAGAAATTATCTTTTTCTAATAAAATAGTTTCTATAAATAAATCTTGCAATTGTGTAATAAATTCAGTATTTTCTCTTTTAATTAAAATTGCATTTAAATAATTGTTTTTAACAATGTGTTCAGTAAAACTTCTTAAAGTTTTAACTAAAAGGTAACATAAAATTTCTTTCTTTTTGTCATAACCTAGTTTAACAAAATCAGATTCTGGTACAAATTCTACTAATATAAAATCTGTACATGCATCTACTTCCATATCTGCATATTTTGTAGACGATGTAAAATACTGATGAATACCTTCCAATTCTTTTTCGAAACTAATATTTTTCTCTATACATTTAATATATTCATATATTAAATTTTTATATACTTCTGTTTTATTTAACGTTGGGTTCTTATTTAGTATTATATAAGTTGATTCATATAATGCATTACAATATCTATTAATAAAGTGAGAACCTATAATTTCAGCTTTTGATATAGTTTTGGGATCATATTTTTGTGAAAAATCCATATTTTATTTTAATATTATATTATAATATTTTATATTTATATAATATTAGATAATTAATATTTAAATATAATATAAATATATTATATATTTAAATATGAAAAAAAAAATCATTATTACACCCAATGATATTGTTAAACACAACGATATACCCCAAAAAATAGAGGAAGAAGAAGTTCAAATAAACAATGAGTATTCCTATATAGAATATGAATATTTATATAAATTATTAGATAATAAATTATATTACATTATTGACAATTTTATAATTAACGAACAATATTTGTTTAATTTGAAAAATAAACAAGAGAAGTCTAATATTGATAACATATTAATAAAACAAATATTGAATTATGCAAAACCCATAATTAATTCATATCCAGATTCTACATTATATAAATCTGATAAAGTGAACAATACTAGAAATTCTTTCAATGTAAGGAATAATTTTACAATACAATCTTACATTTATTTTAATAATAAATATACAAAATTTAACATTCCTGCAAATCGAGAATTTGAAATAAAGGGATTTAGTATAGATTATAAACATAATAACAATTATTTGGAGAAGAATATATTAATAAATGAAATATGTGATATTAATTATTTATCACCTTTTAAAGAAAGGAATGGTTGTTATAAAGTTTTAAATAAAATATATAAGAAAAATAAAGTAAATAGGGTTTTATTACAAGATAAAAACAATAGTAATATTTTAAGCGACATATATGATAATATATTATATAATATCAACTTTGATGAACATCATTTATATTATCTATATAATATAAATAATAAAAGTAATCAAAATATGATAACGAATAATTTATTAATATATAAAAAGAATAAATTAAATTTATATGGGAAGAATAATTATTATAATAAAATAAAATTATATAGTAAAGATAATAATAGTTTATTGAAAAAATTAAACGAATTAATAGAATATAAAATAAATTATTATTATACAAATAATTTATATTCAACGTTAAAAAATTCTAATTTACATGTATTATATGAATATTCATTAATATATGGAAATGATAATAAATATATTAAAGATAATATTAAAATATTAACTACCAAAAATGTTGAACATGCAAAAAAATTAATAAATGATAAAATAATGAATAATAATATTGTTATGAATATTAAATTTGAAAATATAGGTAAAGATAAATTTCCAAATTTATTTAATCTTAATCATAAAGATAATAAGTTTAATGATGAAAATGTATTTAATATGTCACAATTAGAAAAAAAATATAAAGATACGATTTTAATAGAATATAAAAAATTAGAAAAATATAATAATGAATATTTATTAAATGATTGTGAACATTTAGATGTTTTAACTAATTTTAGAACAACAAAAGACGATGAAATAAAAAGAGAATTATTTAAAAAATTGTTAACATATGTTGAAATAAATACAAAAAATATACCAACCACAATGTTAAAATGTAAAAAATGTAAATTTGATATTCTTTGTCCACACGTATATGAATATTATAAAAAACTATATGAGTATGATACTTGTACTTTAAATACAACAAAACATGAATACAATATAAAACAATATATTATATCAAAATATATGTCTGATAAGGCCATTAATTTGATTTACTATTGTAAAATATGTTCTGAAGAATTAGGTAAATCCTTTTACATTGAACAATTTCAAGAATTTATAAATAATGAAAGAGTAAATAGAACTAATGAATTAGATGAAATACAGTTATTAATATTAAGAAATACTTATGAAATAGTTAACAAAAATATAAATTTAAATAATGTAATGGTAAAAGAGAAATCATTCATATATACAATAGTAGAAATGTTGCATAATCACATTAGTGAAATTAATATAAATTTAAATAAATCTAAAATGTATACAGAAGAAGATAAATCAAATCGGTTAAAGTTACATACTATTATTTATATATATTCTACATTATTATACATAATAAATAATAATAAAGATATAACGTTTAAAAATATAAATGTAAAGAAAACAATAAAAGGTGGAGAAGCAGTAATTAAAAAAAAAAATATTAAAGAGAATGATAACGCATTTATTCAAAATAAATTTAAAGAAGGGTTTTATATCATAGTAAATACGCAAAATTTATTAATAAATAAACTAAAAATTCAATATGCAGAAATTAAACAATTATTATTACAATATTATAGAAATGTGTCTATTAATAAAAATATATCATTAAATGTAAAACAAGAGAAGCATATATTTAGTATAATAGATTTATTAAAGATAAGTCCAATATATAATTTAGTATTAAATTCTAATAATATATTTCCAATAAAAAACAATAATATAGTAGCAAATAATAAATATGATATTAATAATACTGTATTCTTAATTAATAAATTATTTAATAAAAAAGATATAAAAAAATTAAATAAAAATTCATATTTACTAAATTATGATAATTTATTTGGAAATATTAATATACCATTATATAATAAGAAATATACACCAGATAATACTAATATAAAAAATGATTATGAATATAAATATTTTTCTCATACAAGTATGTTTAAATATTTAATGTTAAATATTTTTAGATATTCTCCATTTTTAAATCAACAAAAAAGTTATCCATCTATAATTCTAACTGATATTAAAAATTATAATGAATATAATGAAAATTGTATAAAATATGAAAAAAAAATGATAGAAATAAATATTAAAAATAATTTATCACCATTTTATTACTTTAAGGGAAATAGAAAAAAAATAAATAAATTTGACATTAATGACATTAATATAAATAAATTTTATGATTTAAATGGTTTAAAGCATAAATTTAATTTATATGCATTAAAAAATAATAATAAAATTAAAATATATAACCATGGTGAATTATTAGAATTATTAGAAAACACACCATTAAAAAAAATAAAAATAGAATATAGAATATGTTCCATATGTAAACAATTAGATATAGATATAGATAATACATCAAAAGACAATATTAAAAAAAATACTGAAATTATTAATACAAACATTTTAAAAAATTCTGAATTAGAATCATTTTTTAACTATTTCTTATTTAAATGTCCAAAAAAAACTTATCATTTATTTAAAGCAGATAAATGTACTTATTGTGATGTAACCAAAGATAAATTATTAAATAGAGATAGGAAATATTTTGATACTTATTATGATCAATTTAAATTAATATTTTCAAAAAAAAATATAGAAAAGACAAAACAATTATCTAATATTAGAAAAGTTACTAATAATAATACATACAAAAATAATATTAAAAATTTGGAAAATTCACTATCTCTAAATGATTCATATTTAAAAAATATTACAGAATTAAATTTAAGTTATATTGATAGATTATCAAATTTTGATAAACTTAATAAAAATTATTTAATAAAATTAGGGTTATTAGAAAAACAAAATTATAAAGATATAGATATAATAAAGGTAGAATCTACAAAAAAACCATTAGAATTAAATAATAGATATTTAAAATTAATTAATTATTTAAAATATATAATTGTATATTATAATACATTTAAGGCAAGTTCAAGGATATTAAAGTTTAATGATTATGATATGTATTTATTATTGGAAAAATATAAAAAAAATGGATTAGATTTAAATAAATTGAAAAAATTACCATCAGTAAATAACAATATATTTAAATTAATTGAATATTATAAGTTAGTATATGATATTGATAAACTAAATACAATAATCTTAAATATCATTTATTATTATTTAATTTTTATATTAGATAGTGGTAAAAAAATGTCTACAGATGTTAATAAAATATCTATAGAATTTGTACAATTAGTATTGAAAAAAATATTACATTACGACGAATTAACTAGTAATTTTGATTATCAAAAAATACAAAACATTCTATATAAAAAGGACAAGAAAGGAAATGTACAAGAGGAAGTAAACGACGAAGGTGATAAATTATTACCAGCTAAACTTATTGATAATTATGAAGATGAAGAGGGTGCAGAAGAAGTGAATGATCTTGAAGATATTTTTGATTATAATGGATTTGATTTTGACGCTGAGGATGAAGATAACTTATAATTTAAATTATATAATAATAAAAAAAACAATACTTTTTAATAATCATCATATTCTGAAACCTCTTCTAACATTGGTATAATATCAAAATCATCCAATGTAACATATTTTGAATTATTATATCTAAAATGGGAGAATCCATATTCATATAAAAGTTCAAAATCCATATTATTAGAACATGTTTTATATTTAATTTTTTTATATTGAATAATATCTAAAATATTATCAATTAAATTAAAAAGTAATTTACAATTTTGACAAGTATTTGTAAATTGACAAATTTTATCTAATCTAAAATATTTTCTAAATAATTTATTTTTTAATAAAAGATTCATATTAAAACTATATTTAAATGTATCTTTTAAAAGATATAATAATCTTTGTTTATATTCACATTTGAAATCAATATTAGTTAATATTTCATTATTAATAACATCCAAGGGTAAATTATTATTTTGTAAATGATTTATAATATCATTACTTAATATTTCATATTCATTGTATTTATTAATATATTTAACATTAATAAATCTAATAAAATTAGTAGTATTAATATTATTTTTTATATATTTTAATTTATGTTTAGTATTTTCACAATTAGTACAAACATCTTCATCACATTTAATAAAAACATCATATTTTTTTTGTAATAGGTTATATAAAGATTTTAATACTTTGTATAAATTTTTACACCCGCCGCTATTATTACATTGTAATTTAATATTAACATTATCTAATATTTCAACAAAATTATCATCAACATTAGTATACTTTTGTATTAAACTATTAATAAAAATATTATAGTTTTCTAATAATAAAACAGATTTAAGGTTATAGTCGCACATACAGGTTATATAAATATAGATAAAATATAATCAATTTTTAATAAAAAAAATGGTATATATTAATTAAATGCTTTAATAAAATTATTATATCTAATCAACTGATTAGATAATGTATCATTTTTTAATTTTAACGTATATTCAAATTTTTTGTGACGTTGTTTATTTTTAAAATTTTTAAACAAAATTACAATATTTTTTTTATTAATTTTACAATATGATATATTTAAAATAGATACACATTTTCCATCAGTATATGGTTTTATAATTTTATGTAAATGTATCAAAAATTCTTTATTAGTTTTTTTATAACTAATAATTTCATCATTTTCATTAATACTTAATACATTAATATCAATGTTTAATTTATTTAAAACCATCTTAATATTAATATACAAATAATTTAATATATAATAATTTAATATATACAATAAAATCAATTTTTTAATATAATATTTTTATTCAACACTAAGTAATTTAATTAATTCATGTATTTCATTTTTTATAATAATCATTTCAGCTTTTATACTCAACTTAATTTCATATTGGTGTTTTAATAATTGTGATAATTCATCTAATTTCTTTTTTTTATTAATTATTTGAGTTTTATAATCACCGTCATCTGTTATTATCTCTTCCTTTACACCAGTATTTTCTTGGATAATATCATTATTTTCTTGGATAATACTATCACTATCTTTACTATTTTCTTCAATATTTCTTAAAATTTGATTACGTCTATTTGTATAAAAATTAGGATCAACTTTGTCTTCCATGTTTTAGTTTAATATATTATATATTTATATATATTAAAATGGAAATTAATTATCTATATTTAATTAAAATCATAAAAAATTGATTAAAATATAAACATTAATATAAATATTTAAAAACTGTATACAACTCAATTATTGTATACATTTGGATATATAAAGTATATAATAATATATAATTTATATTAAAAAATTAAAATTATAACTTATATATTATATAAATTTAAATTTTATAATGGAAATTTCTAAATCCTTTGATCCTAAGGTTGAATATTTGGAGTTAAAACAACAAAATAACTTGAATACAATCTTGAATATCAAAAACAATGAAAGGTCAAAAGAATACATTAAATTGTCTGATTTTTTAAAGACTTGTGAAATAACCAAACAAGATAAAGATTATAATAATAAACGCAATATATGTGATGTATATAGCAAAAAGGTATATGCTATTGATAGTGAAAATGTACCAATTTTTATGGATTTGTTAGAACAATGTAGATTAAACAAGTTAAATTTAAATTTTACAGAATTTCAACAATCCAACATTGAACAAAATGAAGGATCTGGAATTATGTTAGATTTTGACATTTTGACGAAAACTGAAAATAGTGTATTAAATTTGGTTAATTTCAATGAATTAATATATAATATATTTCATATACTTAAAGATTTAATAGATTTAAAATTAAACAATAATAGTAATGAAGAATATGAGATGATTAATGATGAAATGGAATCATTAAAACAATATGCAATAATTATAAAAAAAGAAAAACCAGTATTAAAAGATACATTAAATCTATATAAGGATGGTTTTCATATTTTAATTCCTGGCATTAAGGTAACTAGGGAAGTTAAAAAATATTTAATTAAAAAATTATTAAAATCAGATAAAATACAACATATATTTAAGAGTAATAATATTAATTTAGATTTAAAAGAAATTTTAGATACAAATTCTACATCAGTACCAGTTCATTTCTTTGGTAATTGTAAAACAGGAAGTATTCCATATATATTACATAGTGTTTATAGGTTATCAATAGATAGTTCTCAGATAACACACCCTGTAGATGTAACTAATATGTTTAATGAGAAGAGTGTAAACTTATGTTACGAGTTTAGTATTAATTTTATAAATCAGTATGGTATAATATTGTCAAAAAAATTTTATAAACCCCATGCTCATTTATATGAAGAAATTCAACTACATAACGAACAATATAAATTAAATGATATAGATTTAGAAATGGATGAAATCAATAATGATATATCATTAAAAGAACTATATATTCCGGATACAAAATATGTAAAAAGTTTATTAAAGTTATTATCAGAAGAAAGAATTAACGATCGCAACGGTTGGAGAAATATAATATATGTCTTAGCAAACATAAATAAAGAATTCAAATCATTAGCAAAATGGGTTAGCAAACGTAATCCAGAAAAATGGAATTCATTAGAATTTGAGAAATTGTGGACAGAGGCAACATGTGCAAATTCAGAAAATATAAATAAATTAACTATTAGGTCATTAATATTTTGGGCTAAAGAAGACAATTTAGAACAATATAATTTAAATAATATGGAATCTATTAAAGGTATTATAATAAAAGATATACATAATAGAATATTGGTTGGTGATTTAAAACATTATCAATTTGCTACATATTTATTTCATATGTTTAAAGATAAGTTCGTTACAGATTATGAAAATAAAGATACTCAATGGTATGAATTTGTATTACCATCTGATAGATATATTAAAGGTCAATTATTTAAATGGAGATTAGAAGATAATAAACCAGATAATTTAATTAATTATATGTCCACAAATTTAATACATATATTTGACGAAATTATAAATGAAATAGATTTAAGAATAGCAAACGAAGAAGAAAAAAATATAGTTGATTATTTAATAGTTATTAAAAAAAAAGTAATATCATCAGTTAAACAATTATATACCAACGCTTTTAAATGCGCTATTATTAAGGAATCTGAAATATTATTTAGAAAACGTGGTTTTATAAATTCTTTAAATAGTGATAAAGATATTATGGGTGTAGGTAATGGTGTATTAAAGTTATCTTCAGAACCAGAATTAATCGAAACATACCATACTTATCCAATTTCACAATTTACAACAATAGATTATAAACCATATGATCCAAATTGTGAACATGTTAAAAAAATACATAATGTTATTAAATCATTGTTTCCAGATGAAGAACAAGATGCTTACGAATATATATTATATTATTTGGCATCATGTTTAGATGGAAAACCAAAACAAAGTATTATATTGATAATTATAGGTTCTGGAGCTAATGGTAAATCTTTCTTTATAGAGTTTGTTAATTCTATTTTAGGAGATTTCTACGGTACTAAAATGCCTTTGACATTTTTAACAGATAAAAGAACTAAATCATCTGGTGCAGATCCAAGTTTTATGAATTTAGAACATGCACGTTTAGCTCATTATTCAGAAGCTAATCAAGACGATGAGTTAAATACTGCTAAAGTTAAGGAAATTACTGGACAAGAAACATTATCAGGAAGAAATTTATTTGAAAAACAAAAAACTTTTCGTCCAGCTTGTATGCACTTAGTTACAACAAATTTCCATTTTGGAATCAAAACAACAGATCATGGGACGTGGAGACGTATACGAACATACCGATTTAAAAATACATTCGTACCAAACCCAGATGAAAATAACAAATATGAGAAAAAGATCGACCCTAAGGTTGCAGAGAGTTACGCATTTGATGAAAACTTAAAAACTGCATTCTTTTCAATATTAGTTGAATATTATAAAAAATTACAAATTGAATATGGTGGCAATTTATTAAATGTACAATCTAAAACTATTGATTTTGAAACAAATGAGTATAGAAATAATGAAGATATTATTAATAAGTTTATTGATGAAAGAGCAGTAATATCTCCTCATTCTGATGGTATGATTCAAGAATCAATAGATGTATATAAAAGATGGTATACTAATTTCATTGAACATGAGTTAAATGTAAAATTAACACATATTCCACAATTATTAAAAAATTCTAAAATTGGTAAATATTATAAAGAAGAAATTAATGGTATTTATCTAAAAGGTATTAGATTTTTAGAATCACCTGATGAAACATTGATAGAAGGTGAACAATATTATAAATTGTTTGAAATAGAAGAAAAAGAAGAAAAAGAAGAAAAAAAAGAAGATGAATAAGTATTATATAATTATTATATATTTTTAATATAATCGTCAAATTTAGTATTTTTTTGTACTATGTTTTGTACTTTCTTTTTTGGCTTTTCTACAGGTTTTTCAATAGGTACATATATTATATCAGCACCCATACTTTGACATTCTTTTAAATTACTGTCTCTATTATTTAAATCAGATTGTAACGATTCTGTTTGTTGTTGTAATGATTTAATTTTATTTTTTAAATCGTTTGTAGTTTTAAGTTGTTCATTAATTTTATTAAATTGTTCTTCCGCAATTTTTGATTTTTCTTTTAATTCTTTTTCTACTTTAGCTTTTTCAGCTAATGTCTTTTCAACTTGTTGTTCAAATTTTGTCCTTTCAGCTAATGCATTTTGTTTTTGTTGTTCCTCATTGTTTTTTTCATTTATAATTTTTTCAAGTTCTTGAGTTTTCTCTTTTAATTTATTTAACATTTCACTATTAGTTGTATTACAATTTATTAATTCATTACCTATAGCTTTTTTAGATTCTTTACAAGTGTTATTTGCTGTTGTTAAATCTTCAATGTTCTTTGCTTTATTACGTTCAGCTTCTTCTAATTCAGCTTTACGTTTTAATTCAGCTTTACGTTCTTCTTCAGCTTTACGTTCTTCTTCAACTTTACGTTCTTCTTCAACTTTACGTTCTTCTTCAGCTTTACGTTCTTCTTCAACTTTACGTTCTTCTTCTTCTAATATAGCTTTACGTTCTTCTTCTAATTTAGCTTTACGTTCTTCTTCTTCTAATTTAGCTTTACGTTCTTCTTCTTCTAATTTAGCTTTACGTTCTTCTTCTTCTTTATCTTTATGTTCTTC